GCCGACTTTTGGCCCGCGTTGATGATGGCCCGCACCTCGCGCCGGTCGTGCTCAAATGCCTCGCGTGCCGCGTCCTTGGCTGCGTCTTCGTAGGCCGTTGCCACGGCGTCGATCTGCTTCCAGACCAGCGCCTTCTCCTCAGCCGTCAATATGCGCGCCTTACTCTGCGGTGCCGGGAGCGCCTTGCCTCGCTGCACCTCCTCCTCTTCGGAGTTGGCCCGCTCGCCCTCGTCATCCTCGCCGCCCCCTTGAACGGGCGGCGCTAACGTCGCAGCCGGTGCGCCCAGCATGTCCTTTGCGGTCATCGCCCGCATACCGATGGGCACCAGATACACGTCGTCCAGTTCGTCGTCATACGGCAGGCCCAGCGCCTCCTTGACCTCAGCTCGCGTGACCAGCGCCCTGGCTGCCCCGTCAATTAGCATCTGCGTGCGAACGTTGCGGGCCTTCTGCAGCGCCGGGACGTTGCCCAGGTCATAAGCCGGGAACGCGCCATCTGGCCCGCTCAGGTAGTAGAGCCATTCGACCTCGAACATGCGCAGCTCCGGGATCATCGTATCCTCCCAGAACATTTGGCGATCCTGTTCCTTGTTCGAGTAGGTCGATTGCACCAGCGCCGGGCGCGACTCGATCAGCGTCAGCGGCACGCCGAAGCACATCGCCATGCGGCTCTCGTTGCGTGCGTCCAGCCCGCTCAGGTCCAGCTCGGCGAACGTCAGCCCCAAGCGCTGGTACTTCCCGCCCTGGTCCATCACTGCCACGTCAGTCCAGTTATGCGACCCGCCGTAAATCTCCATCCAGCGATTGCGGGCGCTCGTTACCATGTCATCGTCCATCGGAACGTCGAACGAGAGCAACCCCGGCGGCATCGCCCCGTAGTCGAAGAACTGCTTCAGGTAAGCCGTCGCAGCGTTGTCCACATCGGCGCTCTGGGCCAGCGGCGCCAGCGGCGAGAGGCCCTTGCCCATCCCCGCATACGGATCGCCGGGATTCGGCAGGCGCACGTGCATCACGTCCTGAGCCAGCATCTTGATACCGTCATCCGCCGTGCCGCCCTCGGGCACGTACAGGAAGCCGCCAAGCTCCCCACCCTGGTAGAGGTGTCGCACGCGATCAGGGCGCAGCGCCCGCGCCTCGGTGGGGAAGTCGCCTTTACGCAGACGCTTGAACCAGATATAGGCGTTGCCGAACAGGTTGAAGAACACGCGGATCTCGTTATCCAGCTCCAAGAATGACTGGTACGGGTTAGGCCGGTCGAGCAGTCGCGTCAGCGGATGGTTGGGCGGCGCAGGCTCCTTGTGGTCGCGCTCTCCGGTGTAGGCCATCAGCGGAGCGGAGGCCGCAGATCTCACCTTGTACATGATCGCGCTATAGATGATAGCGTTGAGGTTGAAGCCTTCCTCGATGTAGGCGCTCAGGTCGGTCATCACCCACTGCGCGCCCTGTTCCCTCCACTTGGGCCACAGCAGTATCGAGCCCCGCGCAGCCTTGCGCTGCAGCGGGTATGGGCTGCCCTTGGTGAGCATGTTCCAACTGGTGCGTACCCTCTCGACCATCTTCATCCTACGAAGACCCCGCGCTTCCTGTCGCAGTACATGATGCCGTAGCGCAGCGCGTCCATCGCGTGATCGTTGGCCTTCTCAGGTTCGTCTTTCATCATCCCACCTGTTTCCTTCCAGGCGTAGCTCTCCAGCTCTGCAATCGTGTAGACACACGATGGCGCAAACGTGAGCCGGATGCGCCCGTCTTTCGCTGTGGCGAGGCGTGACTTGACTGCCTGGAGGCCATCGCGTACCGTGTTGTTTGCCGGTGCTACGTGAATACCTGCCGACCGCATATCCGCAATCAGCCCCGCCGCCGATGGGTCCATCTGCACCGACTCGACCTTGTGCTCTGTGGCTAACGCTTTGCAGGCGCTCACCACGTCGGCTTGCAGGACCCGTCGCTGGTAGAACTCACTCAGCACGTGCAGCCTCCCGTCATTGTCCTCAGCGATGACCAGCAATACCGCCGGGTTAGTGTAGCCTTCGTCGCCGCCGATGATGATGCGCTTCCACGGTCCTTCGCGCTCGCAGACATGGGTCTCGCGGGTGAACTCGTCATAGACCAGGCCCTCGAAGGCGACGAACTCACCGGCCAACTCCTGAGCGGCGAACTTGCCGGTATACGCTCCCTCAAGCGATTCCACGAACTCACGTGAGAGGTACGGGTTATCGCGGGTATGCGCTCTGAAGATGCGCATCTCGCCCGAGTGCTGGTAGAGCCAATTGCGGCCCTTTGGCGTCGAGGTGACGAAGCACGGACCGGCCCCGCCATCAGCGCGTAGCCGCCCGATGACCACCTCCCACGTCCCTGGAGCGCACAGCGCGCCTTCGTCAAGATGCGCCCAATGCAGGTTGGGGCCACGCAAGCGGTCGGGATTGTCGGCACTACGAAACAGGATCTCGGCACCATTGGCGAGACTCCCCAGCATCTCTCCTTTGTGCAGCTCCATACTGTCACCCAGGATTCCTTCATAGGCGCGCAGCGTGGCGTCCCTGAGCATTGGATAGGTCGGCGCAGCCACGAGGCCCAGCGTCCCAGGCTTGGCAAGTGAGCAGCCTTTGACGGCGCCGCCGAATGTCTTGCCCGATCCGATCCCAGCGACGAATGCCGTGAAGCGGTCGTCGCAAGTGACGAAATCGTATTGCGTGTCATACAGCTCAATCTCCAGCTCGCGGCTTGATGACAATAGTCAGCGCCTCCCCGTCCTTACCGGTGAATTCACTCTGCGTCTTCGTCACCCGCCCGCCGGTTTCCTTGGCAATGTCATCAAGCGTGCCGCGGTACTGCTGGAGAATCGCGCCGTTGAACCGCTCAATATCCACGACCTCGGCGCCGTCACCGTACCCAACAACCTTCACATCGGGCAACCATATATTGTGATAGTCGCCAGTTGCGCCCCGCTCATAAATCTGCCCCTCAAGGAACAAGGCAAGCCGCTTCAGACTGTTAACCCGCTCGTAGTCCAGCGCCAGCCCTGTTTGCATCGCCAGGTCATACTCGGCATTCTTGCGGTCCTCGGCTGTCGCGTCCCATTCATCGGCACGGCTTGACCAGTCGTAGCGACTGGACCACTGTTTTAGGGTGCCCATAGACTGCGTGGGCGGTGAGTTTTGGCTAGTCTCGGTATATCGGCTGTATAGCATAGGAAGAGAACGCCCTGGTCCCATCCTGAGCCAGTCGTTACACGCCTGAATCGCGGCGCTACGTTCGCCGCTTTGCGCTTCGCCTGCTAGTAGCCTGATCTCGCTCATCTTCGCTCTTGCCTAACACAGTAACCGTTACCAGTAACCGCTCTTGCGTCAAAGCCGTTAGCGCTATCGCTTCGGGCACATCTATTTCCGGCACATCCAACTGAATGCGAAGTCCGTCGCCGTTCCCACTGCGCTTGATCGCCGTCAGTATCGGCGGGAAGCTGGCTCGAAACGTTATCGCATCCATCCCCTCTCCCAGTCAACCAGGTCGCCCAGCCTGCGGCGCTCGTTCGTCCAGGTCAGGTCGCTCATGCTCTCCCTCCACGTCTGCCCTAAGCGCAAACCATTCACGGATGAAGTCGGGGTGGATGAGAACCGATGGCACACCGTCATTCATCAATGTCGGCAGGCCCAATGCGTCCGCAAGCTCGCCTATTGTTGCGGCTTTCTTCATGGCTTCGGTGATCGCCCTCTGATCCGGCATCACGAGCCGGTCGCCGGTATCGCGGGGCACGCCCTCGATGGTTAGGTCGGTCACGGTGTCACCGTCCGCGTCACGTCATCGGTTACGCTGAACGATCCCATCTCGATAGTCTGAACTACCGCCGCGCCGCGCCACACCTGTATATCGTAATAGCCGATACCCAGGGAGAGCCGTGCCATCACGACTGGCGGTATTGTCAGCACCCCAGCGGGCAGTGTGAATGTCGCCGTGTAGATACCCGGCGCTGCCCCATTAAGCCGTATCAGCCCGGTCGTCGAGTCTACCGCCAGGATCGAGGCGGTATCCGGTTTGTTCTTGTCATTCCTGAAGCTGAACTGCACCTTGGTAATGGAGGCATCTGCCGCAATCGTGGCAAACGTTCGTTGGAGAATATCGCCCCGCAGCACCGTCCACGTCCCAGCCGTGAGGCCCGTGCCCGGCGCTGTGCTCGAACTGGTCAGTATGCGGGTCGTGGCGCTCCAGACCGCGACTACACCCGCAGCAGTCAGCAATGATTCGTCTCGACTCACAGCCCCCATCACATAGTCCACGTCAAGCACCGCGACCCCGGTGTACTGGGCCATCGAAAAGTAGGTGTACAGGTCCAGGTCAGCCAGGGCGTAGAGGCGGGCATACGTCCCACAGTTGTCGATTTCGGCGGTTGGGTGCTGAGTACCATCCCACACCACAGTATCAACCCCGGTCGTGTTGTTTATGCGGGTCAGATACAAGTCAATATCAGCCAGGGCCAATCCTACGGCTGGTTGTCCTGCCAGCATCGTAAATTGAGAAGCGACGACTATCGTGCTCATGTATGCTCCACTACGTGCAATTGAGGACTGAACAGCAGCACATCGTCCGATAGGGCAGAGCCCACAGCCTGAATCACGTCGCTGGCACCACTCGGGGCAGTCTGCGTAAGCGTCCCCACATCCGTACCGAGGAACACGAGCGACAACTCGCCCGGTCCCGTGGTGAAGTCCCAGCCATCGTTGCGCATAATGCCCCAGAGCAATACCTTCTTGGACCCGGTGCCCGTCTCCATCGCCAGGCCCAGCGCCGGCGCCGTGGCTACTGCGTCCGCGTCGGCTTCGTCCCAGTGACCGTCCGCCGCCATATAGAGCGGGCAGCCTACCCCGGTGCTGTTGGAGTCTACCGTCATCGTCACGTACAATCCGCTGGTCGTGTCGTCGGAGG